ATCAACAGAGATTCGATTATTTCGATACTCATTGAAAATGCGGATCACAGACAGGTGGATCTTGTTCACCTCAAACTTGGGCTTGTTCTCGAACTGCTCGCCAAGCGGGCCTTCCCATTGGGCACCAGCGATGGAGTAGAATCGCCGATCCTCAAGGCATTGCAGCCGCTCATCGCGCACCGCATCCTGAATGGCATCAAATTGGGCAATCGCTTCCTGGTGTATCTTGGCGAGTCGCTGCTCTTTTGACACTCCAGCCATTTTTGCCCCCTTATCAGTATATATACTCACCAGCGGTTTGCAATAGGTAGCGGCATAAAGTTCCCAGCCTTGGGTTTAGGTGCGACGATTCCCCCGAATAGCTCAGCTAACACCCATATCCAGGCATCGGCCCGGTTAGGGCTATCCTGTCCCGTGTATCCAAAGGTAGAGAACGCGGTTAGCTCATCCTCAAGGTCTGGGAAGTCCCCAGCGTGGCGTATCTTTCCCTGCTCATACAGGGCCGAAAACGGCTCGGCACGGACTGCCTTCCCTCTCGCGGCAGTCACGGACTTATAGGGCGTTCTTGGCCTAGCGGTCTGGATCGTGGCCTTCACCATGGCACCGCCAAAGTTCTGCTCACCGACGATACAGTCTGCCTCGTGCCGGTCAAAGGCATTCGTGGCGACTCTTGCCCAGGTTGCAGGCCCAGCCTTGACCGTGCAATCCTCAAGCAGGTAAGCATTGCCGTCCACGCCAAGGGCACCTACCACGATGCCAATAGCGTCATTGTCGGCATTGTCTGCATCGTCTGCCCCGCTCGGGTCAACTCCAACCACCACCCGGACAAACTCGGGGAGCCCGTCCAAGGCCCTCCACTTGTCGATATCCTCATCGTGAAACAGGGCGTTAGGCGTGGCGTCTGCAAACTCACCCTTCAGGAACCGCTTCTGGAGTCTGATGCTGAGGCCCTGGAGCGTTTTAAGATAGTCGGCCGACACGTTCTCGGCATTGTCTTGTGGGTTAATCTGAAAGTATTCATAATCTTCCGGGTCTCGCACCGGGATTTTAGATTCCGGGTCTCGCTTTTCAACGAATAGTCTATACGTCCAATGCGCTTTGGATGGAGGATTGCAGTCGTAATACATCCGAGGCTTGAGTCGCTGGGGCGCTTTGCCTCGAATCACCTGGTCAACCTGCTGCGCTAGGCGGGTCACGGCTAGATCCCTTGACGATTGTGGGATCTGGCTAGCTTCATTCAGATAGATCGTAGCGAACTCCATGCCCAGGATCTTCTCAGTGCGTTCCTTATCGTCCAGCCCACCAAACCAGATCTGCGATCCATTGTCGAACTCGGCATACCAATCGCTCTTGTCCAGCCGGTATTTCACCCCAGGGAAGGCCAGGCGCATCACCTTTGGGAAGGTATCGAGCACCACCGAAGCCTTCACAGCGTTAAACCTAAAGCGTAGAATGGCATGTCTGGACTGGGGCGCTTTGATGGCCCTCATGCACACGTTCCGCACTAACAGAAAGGTTTTTCCACTACGGGAGCCTCCGAACAGCATGATATGAGTAGCAGGCCCTGCCAAGATGGCCTGAGCCTGCTCTTGCCGGTCCGTTAGTTTCACAGGGCCTCGTCCATGTGGCTTGCGACGACCTCAACCGTGCCAGAGTGCTCCACTTTATCTACGTAGAGCCCGCTCACTTTACCCCGGTTAGTCTCCGCTGAGATGGCCGCAGACAGTTGGCCTGCATCCTTGGCCATCTCCCGCAGTTCCCGAAGCTCTCGGAGGTGTTCTTCAAGGGTTATGCCTGTTGTTTGGCGAAGATCAGCACGTAAATTCTTCAACCTTTCCTGAACCCTATCGCTAGCCTTGAGTGTGCTTGCCTTAGCCGCTACCGTTTCAATGCCCCACTTGCGGGAGTTTGGGAACGCTTCCCGGTATGATTCGGAGCCATTCCCGGTCTTAATGAGCGCGAGGCAGAACTGTTCCTCTGGACCACTAAGGCCAGTCACAGGATCAACGGCTCTACCTCGCGCCATGGGTTAGCTCCTAGCAGATCTCGTGAGGGAGGATCGGCTCAGTAGGGGGAGGTTTGGGAGGTCCAGCAGGCGGAGGAGGCGGAGGTGGTTCCCCGTTAGTGGCTTGCGGGACTTCTTCTTCGGGTTCGAACATTTCACTTCTCCATGAACAGTTTGGATTCTAGCACCTTTACCCGATCCTTGGTTTCTGCCAATCCGTGTTCCACGGTGGTCACACGGTTATCTAATACGGCGTTGTCTTTCTGGCCTGCGTAGACTGCGGCCTTGAGTTCCTCCAGGGCCTTTGCTTGCTTCTCTGCGGCTGAGGCTACCAGCGTCCCCACTACGGTCAGGGTTGCCCCTATTACACCAATAGCCAGTTTGGCTACGGTGTTCCATCCTGGGTATGTTTCGGCCATTCTGCCAGGTGGTGTCATCGCTGCGTTCTCCCAATCACGTAGCCCGACCCGAGGCCAATGGCAAGTCCCTGGATTCTGCCCCGCCATAGGGCATTCTTGGTTAAGCTCTTTTGCGCTTCGAGGGCGATCCTCAGTCCAGCCGCTTCCCTTGCTCCAGATTCCGAGCTGGCTTTCCATGCGTCCCGTGAGATGGTCAGATCTAGTTTGTCTACCTCGAGGGTGAAGATGTATTTATCGCTGGCCTGCTTGCCGACCTCATAAGCGTCGATCAATTGTCTTTGGCGCTCCACCACTGGACTAAGATCGGGAGTTCCGGGTCCGATAGGCACAACTGGAGGCAGATCCTTGATTCGCTGGATCTCTGCGTTAGCTCGGGCAAGGGCTCTTTTGTCTGCCATGGTTGCAGCGTTCTTAGCCGCAATCTCTTGGTCCTTTGCCTCGGCCTGCGCCTTAAAAGCATCACGTTCCCCCTTGGCTACATTTGCGGCATTTTCTGCCTGGGTTGCCTTGACCTGGTTCCGCTTGGTCCCATACCAGTATCCCACCCCGAAGGATGCACCGATGACTAGCAGGACAGCGATAACGGAGGCCAGGATGGGCCTTGATTGCCGGAACCCTAGGATATCATCCACGGTCAAAGCGGGCCTCCAGTTCCTTGAAAGCCTTCTCTAGACGATCCAGGGCCTCAGCAATGACGATCTGGGCAGCCTCTACCCTTGCCATCCGCTCTTCAGTGGTGGGTTCAGCCATTGCCGCCCCCGATCTTATCGCCAGCGCCCATAGATCCCGATTCCGACACGGCCCCATTGATGCTGGCAGGTGAGGCCGCAGCCCCGACTTTCTTGCCCCCTACATATCCCGTGGTCACCGCGCCAAGGAATAACGCTAGGGCAACATTCCATTCAGGCTTGATCGGCACCCATAGGCCGATGGTTAGCCATATACTCGCCACTCCGATCCCGTATAGGTATGCCAGCTTCTTGGTCTGGGGTCCACCACGGTTCAGGAGCCCCCGGAACAGGCCAATATGGATACTCGTATGGCCGCTCGTCGTAGGGGTCTGCCCAGGGGTCCGGTTGCATCCTGTCACCGCAGCCCCCGCATCACTAGCTTGTGCCATGGGAATCCTGGGTGTAGGTCGCTTTTATCCCGGCGCAATACCGCGTGAGTGGTGATCCCCGAATCGTTGACCGCGTTGGGATCATACGAGGCTGGATCGATTGAGCATATCGGAACAATCCCGAACTGATCACATAGCGAAACGGCTAATTCAATGGCCCATTCCACCTGTGCTTCTGTGTATTCTGCAAAATACCTATAGCCCCGCCAAAATGATCCGTGATCATATACTGGGCCAACATAGTGCGTTTGTGGACTGATTTTTCCGAACTTATAAAGCCGCCCATCATGCTCGGTTAGGCCACCCTCAGAGGCTAACTCGATCCCGATGGACTCCTTTTCCAGCATCTTATCGCCTAGCCCGATGTGGTAAGCCCACATCTCAGCCGGGAACGTCTGGTAGATGGTTCCATCCCGCTCAATAACGAATGCCGTAGCCACTCGCCTCGGGTCATCAGCCCAGAACCTCATGGACGATTCAGCGGAAGCACCCACCGTGTGATGCAACACGATGAGACGCTTCTCCCCTACCTCTTGGAAATACTCGCCAGGTGGTAGGGGGTGCTGGATGATGTTCACAAGGGGTTGTCCTTTACGCGGGGGGCCGTGATATGGGAAACCCATAGCCTATGGTTGACGGCTGACCCCCCGCACTGCAAGTTTAACCCATCGCAAAGATTTATCAAGGGGTCTATTCTTCCACCAGCTTGTATTGCTTAACGCGGAACTTACCTTGTGGTATTGCAGCCTTGAGATAGTCGCGTTTGGTCCTAGCAAGTGCTCGATTTTCGCTATGCTGTCCGAGCACACCCCACCACCAAACCAAACCTTCATCATCCTCGAACCGAGCTTCGACAAACCAGACACTTGCGGCCATCGTTCCTCCCTAGATTCGGTTGAATGCTTCGACTGTCATAGTCCCATGCTCTGCTGGAGGATCGAATTGTGTGTGTAGCCATTCGATAATTTCGCCGGTAGGCCGATTGTCGCACGCCAAAACGCCCGAAAGTGTATCTTCATACCCAGAACCGGCATACCTTCTGGCGCAGTAAAAATAACTTGGGGCCTTCGCCATCGTTCCTCCTGTCCTATTATAGGGCATTTTGTGCAGCATTTCAAGGTTGAGTGTTGTCAATGAAGGTGATCCCAAGCTCGGAAGCTGCCCAGCATTCAACCTTTTGGACGTATTCGGCGAACTCGGACGTTGACAGTTCCGTGGTGCTAAGGGCCATCAAGCCGCCTCCAGGCATGTCAGCGCACCCGATGAACTTCCGCTTGGCCAGCTCATGCCAAATATCGGCGCTGTATTGCCTGCCCTCTACCCATGCGTCTGTTTCTATCTGGTGTAAGATCTGCCAATAGTAGCGATTGGCTTGGGTGCTGCGCTTCTTGGACTCGGGCTTGAACTCGATCACTAGGGGGGCCTTGGTTCCCGCCATGGCCTGCCAGTTAGCCCGTGCGAATGAAATGGCCCGTTCAAGGATGGTGGCGTCTCGGATGACGAAGGTTTTCATACCATCCTCCGGTGCGCCCATTCGCAGAACTGATCCCGCCCAATCCATCGGGTATCCCCGATCTCAAGGTTCATGGCGGGGTATCGGTAGCGGCCCTGGCGCACGAGGCGGAACTTGACCACATGTTTGAACACCTTGACTAGTCCCCGGCATTGCCCATTGCGGTCTGAGTAGACATCTCCAGGCTTGATAAAGACGGTTTGCATCATACCATCGACTCCCGTTCAGCCTTGTATGCCTCTTGGCGCTTCAGATAGGCGTCCAGGTGTGCAGGTTCAACGAATGGCATCTCTGGGAGCTGATCCTTTGGGACGCCTGCGGAGTGCATCAGGCATCGCCATGCGCCCATCTCGTTCCGGTGTTTGCCGTCCATGCACTGCCAGCTCGATTCATTCGCTTCGATTAGGTCGCTCAACCGCTTGCAGACCTTCATCCCCTTGGCGATTGCACACTCGATTGTCATCATTTGCACACCCCATGGGTCATGGCTTCCGCTACCTTATCGCGGATCTCGGATTCGGTCCCATACCTGGCGCGGAATTGGATCGGGTTTGCGTGGATGCTAAGGCTATCGGGGTGCCGCTCATTGTGGTGCATACTACAAAGGGGTATTGCGTCCCTATCAGGTGCCATCTGGCCTGCCCCTGGTCCATCCGTTCCGCCCGTCCTGGGGTGATGTGGCTCCGCTGGGCTCCAACCGTTCCCATCCTCCCTACAGGCCCAGCACCCAAATTTGCGGAGCCGGTCCAGGTGCTCTGGATCTTCCTGCCTCTGGGGTTTGATTCTTGGGGCAGGCTTGCCCTTCCGGCGGGGCTTGGTTCGCTGGGGGTTGATTGGGGATCGCTTCATCACCACCCCCTTCCAAATCCTTCCGTTTCACGTGTGGCGCACTCTTCATACCTGCAATACCCGCCCTGGAATTCCATGGGAATCTCTGCAAGCTCACCGTCCCTATGCTTGGAAATGATCAGGCTTGCACTTCTGTCAGGTTCGCCGCCCGCCATTTGCGGTTTGGGTTTCCGGTGAATGAACATCACGATATCCGCGTCTTGCTCAAGGCACCCTGAGTCCCGGAGGTCCGACAGGATAGGTTTACGGTCTGCCTTTTCTACCTCACGGTTTAGCTGAGACAGTATCACAATTGGGCATTGCGCCTCTTTGGCCAGGATCTTCATAGAACGGCTGATCTCCCCGATGCGCGTTGCCTCAGACTTGCCGCTTGTTGCCGTGTGGCTTGGAACCAGACCAATGTGATCCACCACCACTATGGCAGGCACCTCACCCATGCGAGTAGACTGCCTTAAAACGTGAGATCTGATCTCATTGACTGTTGTGCTGGCTGAGTCATCAATCAGGATCGGGAGGCTAGACAGATCGTGCATGGCGGAAGTGTAGAGTCCGTGTTGGAAGTCTGTCAACCTCCGTTCTTTCACTGCTTTTTGTGAGATTGAGCCTATGTTGCAAGCCATCCGGCGCATGAGTTCCTTCCGGCCCATCTCAAGACTAAAGAAGAACACCGGGCCTTGTTTGGCTATGGCAAGGGTCCAATTGAGAGCAAGCGCGGTTTTCCCGATCCCAGGCCGCGCCGCTAGGATGATGATCTGTCCAGGTTGAAACCCTTGGGTGACATCGTCCAGCCGGGTGAACCCTGTTCGGAACCCAGGTGCCTTGTCGGAGTCCAGGTCTGCCAGCACCTCAAGGGCACAATCCCCCGCCTTGATCAGCCCGGTGTGGGTCCGGTTCACCGCGATATCCGACAGGCTACCCGCCGCCCGATCCGCGATTATCTCGGGCATGTCCCCGCCCTGGGCCTCTCGGACTAGCAAAGCTCCCAGGCGTATCAACTCGCGGCGCTTGCGATGCCTGCCAAGGATTTCAACTAGCGCCATGGGCTTGGCAACATCCAAACCCTGGAGAAGCTCCACGATGCCGGAAAATCCCCCGGCCCTGCTACGGTCGCCTTCCGGCATGGCGTCCAACATACTGACTGGAGTGACCTCCAAGCTCTTCCCTGAGAGCTTCCGAGCCGCCTGGATGATCACCCTATGGGCTGGATGAACAAAGTCATCATCACGGAGCACGGAAAGGCACTCCGCAAGCTCCCGCTCCGCACCCATGCCGCAAATCGTGGCGATTAGGGTGCGTTCACAGTCCAGATCTTCGGGCAATTTGTCAGGAATCCAGCCGCTCACGATTCACCACCCTTCTCTGCCAATTGCCGACGGACATAGATAGCCTTTGCCCATGGGTACCAGTTTGCGCCATTCGGGCCTTGGTGTTCTTCCTTGCCAAAGAAATACTGCGGGGCCTTGATGTTCTTCGGGGCTGAATCCAAGTAATCCTTCCAGCATTGAGATAGAATCTCAAATGATGCAGATGGATGTTCAAGCTGAATGGCCTGAATCCTGGTGAGGATTTCACCCCTAACAATTCGGATCTGCCTTCCGTCCCTGTCCTGCTGGGGGCAAATTGAGACAATGCCTCCAACTGCATCCAAAAGCTCCTTTGGGATATCGCCCCCAAGAGAATCCTTCTTATTCTGCTTTTGCTTTTTAGGATGGGGGACTATAGGGGGTACTTCTTCTTGGTGAGGGTGAGGGTGAGGGTGAGGGTGAGGGAGTGGGGCCGTTCGGCAGTCAATGACCTGATCTTGACTAGTCACTGACTGGTCACTGGATCGGCAAGGGTCAACCTTTGACCTCCGTTCGTTCTCCCGTGCTCTCCGTTTTCTCACGTAGGCAGGGGCATGGTGCCAAAAATCATGGATCTGATAGACACCGTCCACTAGCTCTATGAACCCAGAAGACGAAAGCGCCTCTGTGAGTTTCCCAGGCTCACCATGCCATTCTGCCGCAAGCTCCACATCGACTGAGTCGCCAATTACCTCGTCTCCGGATTCATAGGCTGAGTCCCACATTAGCTCAAGGTGCCCCCTTGAGATTGCTTTACCCCCAATCGTTAGGGCAAGCCTTCGGAATTTTCTGTTTTGTGTTAGACCCGGACGCCCCATTAGACGCTCCGTTCCTCGTTCTCCATCCTCAACACAGCCTGGAATAACTGCTGCTTGACCTGGAGCAGATACCGCACCGCATGAGCCAAGTCTGGGTTTCCAGGTTTGGCCTTGTGGACCCCGTTTGCAAGTCCGAGTGCTACCTGGATCTCTCCTAGATGCCTTTGAAGCCTTCGGTATTCCAATTCGTTTCTTACAGCCATCGTGGCCTCCTGATAGGTCCGCCCCACTCATCTCCTGGTCGTATCCCGTTATGGGCAGGTGATGACAATGGGGCGGGGTGAATTTGGGTTTCACCGGATACGACACAGGCACCACTATTCTAGGTCAAACCAATGAATTGTCAACATACGCCGATTATGCACCAATCCCTCTGGCCTCTTCCATCCTTTTCACATCAGTAAACATCAATTGCTTGCAGGCCAGTAGCGCCCTCACTGCGGTTCTCAGGTATTCAATGTGAGGATTTGCTTTGTGGAGGTCGATTGCCATCTTTAGGGCCACCTGGACCTCGCCTAGCTCCCGTTGTTTGCGCCGGTAGGTGATGTCATTAGTCATTGGATTCACCTTCATCCTCAAAAAGTGACTCGCCATCGTCTACGTCAAATTGCTGCCCCCGCGCTGCGGCCTCCACATTCCGACAGGCTTGGCGGTAGTAGCTCTCTTTTAGCTCGGCACCGATGCCCATGCGCCCCAAAATGACAGGGCTGTAAACCTCGCTACCCACACCCATAAACGGTGTGAACACGTTCTCTCCTGGGTTGGAGAATAGCTGGACACATCGGTCAATAACGTCAAGTTGTAGAGGGTGGACGTGCTTCTCATCTTCGCTATCGCGGGCCTCCCTGAACGGAAGAACACGGCCCATCCGAACGTCATCCCACATACAGTCAGCATATTGACGCCATATCCACTGACTAAATTTGTTCTCGGTTTGCTTGCCCTTCCACCCTCGATACCTCAACACATCGGCGGGAGGCACCCTTTCCCCGGCGTAGCTCATCATCCCGGTTGGATGGGCGACAGGGATAGGGTTCTTCCCTTTGCGACGGAAGGTCAATAGCTGATCCCCAGAGGCTACCCCGCAGTCCAGGCTATCCTCGCATAGTGTTTTGTGAGCGAGGTTCTTCTGCATGGTCCTAAGCCTAACCGCGAGAGGTTCCTTCCAGATCATCCTCCGCCCGGTGAAGTGCCAACCTTCGGCCTCGTGGAGTCGAATGATGTCCCCTGGGAAGTCCATCATCGCATCCGTTCCACTATTTGACTTTGGGATGTCCATACAATGCACAGCCGTAATTCTGCCTGGTAGGGTGATCCTGAAAAGTTCTTTGATGACAAAAGCGTAATGAATCAGGAACTCATCGTAATCCATGGAATTACTCAAGTCCCTATCGTTGCTCGAGTAGTTATACAGTCCACCAAACGGCGGGGAATAGATGGAAAGGTGGATACTGTTATCAGGAAGCCCTTTCATGACCTCGATGCAGTCCCCGTGATAAATAGCATACTTGTCGGTTATTACTTGATTGTTGACAGCCATGACGGCACCTCCTGAGTTTTGGTGAAGTTGGAAGCCTTGTCCACCGACAAAGCGTGGTTCATTTCTGCTACCAAACGGCTGAACATTTGATCCGCCTGGGATGCCTTTCGTTGAAGGTTTGCCAATACCCCACGCTCACCTTCAGTAGTCACGATGTCCACATGGACGTTCCTTTTTTGCCCGAACCTCCAGCACCGTCTAACCCCCTGGTAATACTGCTCAAAAGAGTGAGACGGGAAAAACGTGACATGGTTGCAATGTTGGTAATTAAGTCCCCATGCCCCGATGCTTGGCTTTGTTATCAATACCCGGTAGGTTCCCTTCGCAAACCCGAGTAGTTTTTCCTCTTTCTTGTCATCACTATCAGTACCGCTAACCTGGACAGCATCCGGGATCATCTTTTCCAGTAGATCGCCCTCTTGGTTAAGGTGGCACCACACAAGCGCAGGTTGACCCGTGTGATTTACCAGATCGGCAACCATTTGGCATCGCTCGTTAATTGTTCTTCGCCTTTCGTCCCTCTGTTCCTTCAATCCGTGAGCCGGGATAGAAAAAAGCATACCCTCAGGCAATGTTTCAGCTTGGACGTAGTGTTCCTGTTCTTCAAGTGGCGGCAGGATAAAGGCATGGTTATCGAACCCAAGGTCCGAAGGGCTCCTTACAGCCCTTGCCCATGAGCAAACCCAACGCCAGAAAGGAAGCTCTGCATGTCCCTTGAGCCTCCACTTGATTACCTCCCCGCCGATCCGTCCTTGGGCCGAATTGTTTAGGTCATTCTTGAAGAACTTGTTCAGCATGTCCATGTGGCCAAGGTATCCAAGGGCCTCGGATGATGTCCCTAGCTCGGTAAAGTCATTCGGCGCTGCGGTAGCGGTTGCCAGTAGGCGGTATGGGACTTTCCTCATAAACGATGTAATGAGAGCCCTAGTGGAACCGTCATAGCTTTTCAGGATGGATGACTCGTCGCAAACCACCCCAACAAAGTCATCGGAGTTGAATAGGTGAAGCTTCTCATAATTCGTGATGGTGATGCCTTTTTGAGCCACACCGTCACGGGAAATTTGAGCCACCACTCCAAACCTCTCGGCCTCCGCCTTGATCTGGTGAGTCACCGCTAGGGGTGTCAATAACAGGACGTTCCCCCCTGAGTGCCTGCACACGTTTTCAGACCACACCAATTCGATGATGGTCTTGCCTAGTCCACAATCCGCAAAGATCGCAGACCGGCCTTTGCGTGTGGCCCATTCGATTAGGGATGCCTGGAAGTCGAAAAGGAAATCAGGCATCCAGGTGGGAGCAAACCCGTGCTCTCCCCCTAGTTGGGATTTTGACTCTAGAAACGAGTCGTAGGTTTCAGCCATCATGGCTCCTCATAAGGTCCTGCCCCCCGTCCGATGGTAGGAACCCGTAATGGGCATCGGATGGCAGGGGCAGGGGTGAAGGTTGGTTTGATCCGGTTCCTACACCGGCATGTCTA